CCGTTGCTCTCGGCCATCGCCTTGATGCTCTCGGTAAGGGCCGTCCGCTCCAGTCTTTCGGCCTCACGGTCCTCGCGGACTCGCTCGTTCTCAAGAGTCGCGTATGCCCTTGGATGGCGATAGCGCATATGGTTCGCTCTATCCAGTTCGTTTAGGAACCCTGTCTTGACACACGTCACAAGGCCCATGCGGTCGTACGTCTCCCTATTGGGATCGTCGCCGTGCAGGAAGCAATTGAGGTCCCCCACTATGATTTCAATTCCCTCGGGCTTCCGAGTGGAGAATACATAGGAACCGTCTGGGCGGCGTTTCTCCAACTGCTGCGGAAGCATGTTCCGGTTCACCACGCTCCGGTCAGCGGTGAGGGTATCGTAGACGTAGACCCAACCAGCCGACTGAAGCTCTGACGTGGTCATGGTTATGTCCTCACTCCGGTTGATGATCTGCCCTGCGGCGAGATCGCCCGGTTCCACTGCGGCCTCGGCGTCTCTCAGCAATTCCTCAATGGCAGTCCCGTGCGTTGTCATGCGTTCCTCTGCTTCCTGTACTGCGGGCCGAACGTACTCGTTCCCCGTTTCCATAGATTGCGTTCCTCGATGTTCTCCCAGAAGATTTTGTTCCAGTCCNTCGGGCGCGGCTCGGTCTTGGTCGGGGGCATGTTGTTCATGTCCTGCGCCATTTGGAGAGCCTCCCCGACCGTGTACATCGCCTCGCCGCCGCCCTTTCCGTCGGGTGCTCCGCATATCAGTTGGAACTCCTCTCCGAATAGGCGTGCATCGCCGAGGTCACGAGTCAGCTTGACCCGCTTGTCATTGCGAATGACCGTGATCGTCTGGGAGCGTCGAACGCCCTGAGAGTCAAGAGCCGGTCGGTTGAACTCCCCAATATACCAACACGGCTCATGACTCCAGATTTCAGTTGTGGCTAGCTCGACAATTGCCGCCAAGGATTGCTCCTAGACAGTCCAGTCTCGGTTGGCCTCTACGAGGATGTAGTCACAGTCCACGATGGCAAGTTCAGTAGTGTTGGCGGCGGAGGCAAGACACACGGCCATGTTTGTGGTCGTTGAAGCAGCCCCTTCTACGGTCTGGTAGAGTACGCCGTCTACATACCATCGGGCTGTTCCGTTAGGGGCAACTTCCAGGCGTAGAACCTGCCACTCGCCAGCCGTCGCGCCGACGCTAGTGGCGTCACCTGTGCCTCCCAGGCACACTGAAGTAGTAGTGGTCGAGGCAGAAGTAGTGCCACCATTGTGAATACCGTGCCATGCTTCATCGTCTGTTTTTTCAGAACTCAGATAGAACCCAACAAGGTCTGCTGGCATAGCAACAGTGCCTGCGGCCGCGTGGATGACAATATCTTCAAGCTGTTCGTCAACCGAGAGGACGCTCGTCAGCCCAAAGAAGAGTTCCTTATCGTCGAGGTCTGCGAATTGCACCCTGGTCTCCATCACAATCGGCGCCATCAGGGCAACGTCAAATGCAATGTGCGTTCCGATGAAGGTCGTGTCTGCGTCGGTGTTGCCGGATGTAAGCGTGACAACGCCAGACAGAGCATCTTTCCCCGCAACCCCGGCGTCGTTATCCTCGTAGCCCTCACCTCCGGCGTAGAAGTCTCCCAGCGCAGCTGCCCCACCAGAAGCAGGGTCGCCAGTTGACGCCAAGACGTCGTGTACGCCGAAAAAGTCGTGAAACAGTCGTATTTTCCCTGGTCCGCTCTGTGCCATTACAAAGTCTCCTTCTGAAGCTGTAGCTCCAGCCTTCTTATTCGCGCCCTATAGGGAGCGATCACTTCATTTATATTGCCGGTCTTGCGGGGGATACATGCCAGATTCTCCAGCCTGTTATCCCCCATGTCGCCGTTCATGTTATGCACGACCCACCCCTTCGGGATAGGGCCGTGCCGTCCCGCCCAAGCCGCACGCCGTGGATTCAATTAACCGGCTGGTGCGGTAGCGTCTGTGTGTACCTCATACAGCCAATTGCCCGAGGAACGCTCGCCGTATGCGTACTCGTCGTAGTGGAAGAGCGCAGTCGCGCCGCCACCGAGTTCAGGCATACGCTTGGTCTCGACATACGGGCTTCTACCCTCCACAAGGATCAGGGCCATCTGGCTGAACACGCCGCCCTTTGCGGCGTTAGAGCTTATCGTCAGGTTGCCGTCCTCGTAAATCTTCGCGCCGGCAATGGTTCCCCGATAGCGGTTCTGGAACGCCTCTGCGGCGATACCCACCGTGAGTGGTGCGCCTCCCTGTGCTTCTGTGCCAATTGCAGCAACCGTGCTAATACCCGGAGTGGTCAACTGGAAGTCAATATCGGCAAGCTGGAAGCCGTGGAACACTGCGNTGATCGGCGCGGTCGCCGGGGCAGGCTCCGTCGTGTTAGACGTTATCCTGTAAGCAGCCGAAGATATATCGCTGGTGTCCAGAGCCGCGGAGTCCGAACCCAGCGAATTCGTCGCGCCGTCAATGGCCGTCAGGCCGTCGGCGTCCTTCTTTCGCTCGATTGCGTTCTGCGCCAGAGACCCTGTCTGCGCATAAGCGTTCGAGCTAATCCGCATCGCCACCCGGTCGGTGATGACAGTATGCACCCCGATCACCGTTGGGGTGATGGAGAGCAACGTGTCGCTCATCTGCTGTGGGTTGTCAAGTTCGGTGCTTTCGGTCACGGCCTGCGCTGACAGCTTTGCCATCGAGACCTCGTTCCAGACCGTTCCTGTATTCTCATCGAGTCGTTGGCGATCTACCAGATTGGGCATCACGCCTGCGAACTCTCTAACTATCCTTGCCGCAGCAATCATCGTCGGTATGCTGTCGGCAAGAGAATCGGTAATAGTATTCCCAACTGCCATGTTTTAAACTCCTATATGCGGATGCCTTGTTTCCTGAACTGCTCCGCCGCCTTCGTTATGTCGTCTCTGGTTACGGTGGCGTTCGGGTCCCCGAGCTTGCCGAGAAGGTTCCCGCCAACTGAGGCACTGCCGATACCCACGCTCAGGTCGCCAACTCCGTTCTCTTCTTCCCATTTATCTTGTGCCGCTTTAAGCTCGGTACTCCGAGTCTCAAGGGACTGGCTAAACGCCTTGCGTTCCGCTGCACGAGCCGCACGGACGGTTAAGTTCTCAGCCAGTCCGCTCTGCTCTTTTGCCTGTACCATGTCGCCGTTCTCGGCGTGCTTCAGGGCCGCGTTGTACGCAGTTCTCACACCAGCCAGTTCCGGCGCGGTCTCTTTATCCAGCAGGGGTTTGCCGTCTTGCCCTAGCAACGCTTCGTCTATGTTGTCCATCGTCGAGGTTGCCAATCGCACTCCTGCCGACCTTTGCACCCGGCTGTCGTAAGGCCGTCTAGCCGCGGTCATGTCGTCAACCAGAGTATCGGCTGATCCTTCAGCAATAGACTTGAAGCCAGACCTTACTTCGGCCTCGAACCCGTCGAATCGATCACCAAATCCCGCGATGACCTCTTCGATGTTCTCCTGCCGTTTGATCTGCCCCTTCATTGCCGCTAGATCGTTCGATAGCTTCTCGGCTTCGGCTCCGCGCGTTTCCAGAGATGCAAGCGCGTTCTTGAGTTGCGTCTGCAAATCCGGCTCAGCCCCTTCCCCCTCTTCAACCACCACGGGCGTATCGCCGTCGTCGGGGATGCTCTCCTGTACCATGCGTTTCTCCTTCGGGTTCTCCGATTGCTGGAGTCTCCAAAAATTAAAGAAGCCGCCCCATTACAAGGCGACTTCCGCGCACAACGGCTCATTCGGTTTTTGTAGCGGGGCCGAGAGTTGCACTCGGAGGAAAAGGGCTATGAGACCTTCATTGCTCTGGCATTCCCCGCATCACTAAGGCCGAGTATTACACGGGCATCTTTGCCCTGTCAACCACAAGGCCGTTCGTTACGAAGTCAAGGTCGCATCTAATGCACGTATGCCAGACGCGCCCCTCAACGTGGTTCGCCATCTTCTTGTTACATCTGGGGCAACGCACTGCGATCATCTTCATTCGGGAATCCCCAATCCGGAGATAGCTCGCGTATCGGTGATCGTCCCGCCTTGCTTCTGGCGCAAGAAGTAGACTTCGGCGGCGACCGTGGGATTCAGCATACGCTCGACGAGACCCCACTTCCACAAGGCGCGTTCTATCTCTGCGTTCTCACGGCGCATGTCTTCCCGCAACATAGGAACAACCTGGTTGATAATCATTTTCAGCACGACGTTCTCAGGCCGGCTTAGGAATGCGGATTTCTGCGGAGACCCAAGATATTCTTTCCACTTATCTTCCTGCCCATAT